TACAAAAAGAGCTTGGTTGCAGCTAACCTAGTTAAGAAGATGAGCTTCAAGGGCAAGAAAGGTGACGTAGTTCACATTCCAGTCCCTGCACGTGGCACAGCTTCTGCTAAGGCAGCTTCTACACAAGTTACACTCATTGCAGCTACTGAATCAGAAGTAACTATCTCTATCAACAAGCACTACGAGTACTCACGTTTGATTGAGGATATTGTGGAAGCCCAAGCATTGTCTAGCCTCCGTCAGTTCTACACTGATGATGCTGGTTACTCTTTGGGTCGTCAAGTTGATACTGACTTGGTGAACTTGGGTCAACAGTTCAACGTTTCAACAGCTGGTGCTGGTAACTTCCGCTACGCTGGTGCTTTCATTGGTGGTGATGGCTCTACAGCCTTTGACTACACAGCTAACACCAATGCTGGTAACGCCTCAGCTTTGACAGCTGCTGGTATTCGTCGTACAATTCAGCGTCTTGATGACAGCGATGTTCCTATGGACAACCGCTTCTTCTTGATTCCCCCAAATGTACGTAACACTATCCTCGGTTTGACTGAGTTCACAACCTTCAACAGCGTTGGTGAAGCTGGTTCTGCTAACAGCATCCGTAACGGCATGATTGGTGACATCTACGGTGTTCCAGTCTACGTTTCGTCCAATGCTGGCACAGCTAAGTCTGCTGCTGATGGTTCCGGTACTAGCTTGGGTCGTGTGTGCTTGATGGCTCACAAAGACTCTATGGTTCTGGTTGAGCAAGTTGGTGTCCGTTCACAGACTCAGTACAAACAAGAGTACCTCGGTACATTGTTCACAGCTGATACTTTGTACGGTTGCGCTGAGCTGCGTAACTACGGTGGCGTTGCCCTCGTGGTTCCTGTCTAAGTAGACTAACTAGGTTCTCCACTTTCACGAGAGGTGGGGAGCCTTTTTAATGTGCTAAAGTTAGCATATCAGAAAGGTTTATTATCATGAAATTTAAATGTATTCAATCTGGTAACACAGTAGAGTTCTTCCAAGAGCATGAGATTCTGGAGATGCGTAAACACACTGGCTACACTGAGGTAGTAGAAGTAGTTGAAGCACCTAAAGCAACTAAGAAAACAGTAGTAAAGCAAGATGAAACCAGTATCGACGGGTAATGTTCTTACTGCTGCAACGCAGACAACTATTTTCACAGTACCTACTGGTTATTATGCTCGGTGGCCTCTTTGCTACGTTGTAAACCATTCAGGTAATAATAAATACATTGATGTTGTGTGGTATGACGCAAGCACAGCAACTGAGATTTTCGTATTAGATAACTATGTGTTAACTGCTACTCAGTTTATTAAATTTAACGATGGTGCTTATATTGTTCTTGAAGAGGGCGATCAAGTTCGAGCAACGTCTGAGACTGGCTCCACAATGAATGTTATCAACACGTTTGAGTTATACAGAAAAGGTGAATAAGAATGGCAGCATCTAATCAAGAAGTTTTAGACTACCTATCTTCTTCGGCTAACTTAAGCGATGCAGATATTTATTCATTCATGCAATCTAAAGGTGTGCCAGCATCTCAGATAGCTAATGTTACTGGTATTCCTTTATCAGATGTAGTTTCCCGTGTTTCTTCAGTAGCTCCAGCATCTAGTATGTTAGGTGGTGTTATTCTAGCTGGTGATAGTTGGTTATCAGGTGCTGATAAGACAGCTATTGCTAATACTGCTTTTGGTCAAAACGTATCTAACGTAGCTGTAGGTGGTTCTACATCAAAAGATGCTTTAAATCAACTTAACAGCTTTTTAGATAAAGGTGGTAACTTTCAAACTGGTTCTACTGTTGTGTTGGACATTGGTGGTAATGATCTTTTACAAGGTGTAGATAGAAGCACAATTACAAATAACTTAAATCAAATTGTATCTAAACTTGGTAATGAAGGCGTTAAAGTTGTTTTGTCTGGTGCACCTAATGTAAACTCTATTTCAGATGTTACCTCCAGTACACAGCTTGCAATGGATAGTTTGTATAATGATGTAGCTAGAAACAATAAGAATGTTACTGTAGTTGATGCAATGTCTGGTTTATTGAATCAGAAAAGCTTGGTAGATGAAACTGGATTCCACGTTAATGTAGCAGGTCAGACTTCTTTCCTTAATCAGTTAGCAAGTGCTGTTAATCCTCAAACAACTCCTCCAGCAGCAGCTGCAGAGATAGCTAAAGCACAGACAGCTAATACAGTCGCAAACATTCCTTCAGGTCAAAACACTGTTGATAAATTAACTCAGCAAATTCTTGGTCAAGGTACTACAGATAAGTGGTCAGGTCAGGGTAAAGGTTCGCCACAAGCTAATGCTGCTGACATGGCTACCATTTTCACAAGTATTGGCATTACAGACATTAACCAGTTTGGTCAGATTACTAAACAAATTCCAGTTACAACTACAGATGAGAATGGCAACGTATATGAAACTGGTGAAACACAAACAGTAACTACTTACGGTAATAAATTAACAGGTCAAGAAGTTCCTAGTACCTATGGTGAACGTCAAACTGGCAATGCCTTTGGTGGCACGTTTGATGGTAAAGGAAACACTGGTTATCGTGTAGAGTTTGATGCACAAGGGAAGCCTCTTTTCTACACTACTGGAGCCTCTAGCTCTGATGTACCAAGTTGGGTTAAGACTGGTTTATCATTAGCTGCTGGATATTTTGCACCGGGTCTAGGTAATTATTTGCTAGGTGCTGGAGCTAATCAGATTGCAGCTGGAGCCTTAGGTGGTGGATTGCTTGGAGGTGGTCTTGCAGCTGTCTCAGGAGAAGACATTCTTAAAGGTGCTTTGTTAGGTGGTGCTGGTGGAGCTATTGCAGGTTACTTCAGTCCCTCCACAGGAGAGATTACAGCAACACCAACATCTGCTGACTCAGTTCCCTTTACAGGTGCTGATTATAGTTTAGCTACTGGAACTCAATTTAGCCCATTAACTGACATGGGTGGAGCACAAGGCTTACAAGCTGGTACTTCAGCTAATTTGGCTAACATGGGTGGTGGTCAGGGTATCACATTAAACCTTGGCCCAGCATCAACTACTCTTGCTAATGCTTTGTCTACCTTTGGTGGTATGAACCCAGCTAACTTAGATGCTATGGGTGGAGCACAAGGATTAACATACCAAACACCTACAGGCTTAGTTACTCAAGGTGGTTTAATTCCTACAGGTGGCATGACAGGTAACAACAATGTTATTGGTGAAACGGGTGTTAATACAGCCTTCAACATTGGTAACGGTATTGGAGATACCTTAGCTAAAGTAGATACTGGTGTCTATAACCCTTCTGGTGGTATGTTGTCTTCAGTTGTTACAGGTTTTAACCCTGATGGTACACCAGTAACTAAGACGACCCCTACTACCACTACTACAGACAGTATCTTAGATAAATTGACTCCCGGTCAAATAGCTAACATTATTGCTGGTGTTGGTGGCCTTGTAGGTGGGTCTGCCCTTGTAGCTGGTGGTGGTGGTTCTGGTGGAATGGGTGTTGGTGCATTACCAACTCAAGGTATTCCTTTAAACACTGCAGACTACTACAGAGCTATTCAACAGAACTATAACAGATTACTTCCAGCAGTGCCTCGTGATGTTGCTACTCCGCTGGCACAATGGTATAACTCTCAATATGGAGCTTAAATGACAACGATCATTACAAAGAATAGCAGTACATCATCTGCTACACCTGCAGCTGGAGACTTAGTTAAAGGTGAGTTAGCCATTAACGTAACAGATAAGAAGCTGTACACCAAAGATAACTCAAGTACAGTTGTTAGGATTGTAGGCTCTTTAGGTAATCAAGAAGCTTCAGCAGCTGCCATTACAGGTGGTACTGTAGCTGGAGTAGCTCAGACTGGTGGTACGATTAACAATACTCCTATTGGAGGCACTACAGCTGCAGCCATTACAGGTACTACAATTACAGCCAACACTGGCTTTGTAGGTGCTTTGACTGGAGCTGTGACTGGTAACACTACAGGTACACATACAGGTGCTGTAACTGGTAACGTCACAGGTAACTTAACTGGTAACGTAACAGCTTCCACAGGTACTTCAACATTCAACAATGTAACCATTAACGGTACATTGGACATGGACAGTGGTACAGCAGCTACCATTACAGGTCTTCCAACACCTACTAACTCAGGTGATGCAGCTAATAAGTCTTATGTAGATACATCTATCAGCAACCTTATTGGTACAGCTCCTTCAACATTGGATACCTTGGGTGAGATCTCTGATGCTCTAAATGATGATGCTAATATTGCAGCTACCTTGACTACAGCTATTGCAGGTAAGCTTGCCTTAGCTGGTGGTACGATGAGTGGTGCTATTGCAATGGGTACGTCTAAGATTACTGGCTTAGGTACTCCAACTGCAGGTACTGATGCTACAACTAAGACCTACGTAGATGGTGTTGGTGATGCTAAGTTAGCCTTGGCAGGTGGAACTATGACAGGTAACATTGTCATGGGTGCTAACAAGGTTACATCTACAGCTACTCCAACAACTGACGATGACCTTACACGTAAGGCTTATGTTGACAGTATCCTTGGTAGTGCAACTTCAGCAGCTACTTCAGCAGCAGCTGCAGCAACTTCAGAGACTAATGCTGGTAACTCAGCCTCTGCAGCTTCTTCATCGGCCTCTGCAGCCAGTGCATCAGCATCCTCAGCTGCAGCGTCCTATGATAGCTTCGATGATCGCTACTTAGGCCCTAAGTCTTCAGCTCCATCAGTGGACAATGATGGTAATACACTCTTAACAGGTGCTTTGTATTGGAACACTACATCATCTAACTTGTTTGTTTGGTCTGGATCAGCATGGACTAGCGCAGCCTTCACAGCTGGTAGCTTTGCTACTTTGACAGGTACTGAGACACTTACTAATAAGACTATTGCTTATGGAAGTAATACACTTACTGACGTAGTAGGTGTTACAGCAACACAAACACTTACCAATAAGACTCTGACTAACCCTACTGTCACCAACTATGTAGAGACTCCATTTACTGCTAATAGTTCTACTGCTATTACTATTGCTCTGACAAACGGCACAGTCCAAATCATTACCTTGACAGGCAATGCCACTATCACAATGCCAACGGCTACAAGTGGTAAGTCTTTCATCATGTTCTTAAAGCAAGATGGAACAGGCTCACGCACAGTTACTTGGTCAACAGTTAAGTGGGCTGGCGGTACAAATCCCACAATCACAGCAACTGCAAGCAGACAAGATATTTATTCTTTCTTTGCTGATGGCACAAACTGGTATGGCGTAACTGTTGGTCAGAACTACACACCATAAGGACTGATAAATGTTTGCAGCATCTAAAACAGATTCAGTTTCTGGGGCAGCACCAGATGGTCAGTTTAACTACGTCACTATGCTCTTGCATGGTGATGGGACTAATGGCGCACAGAACAATACATTCTTAGACGGCAGTACAAACGCATTTAGCATTACCCGAAACGGCAATACAACCCAAGGTTCTTTCTCGCCTTATGGGTCTAATTGGTCTAATTACTTTGATGGTACTGGCGACTATTTGTCTATTGCAGACAATGCTGCTTTGGACATGGGTTCTAGTTCTTTTACTATAGAGGGCTGGTTTTTACCAACTGCTGATGTTGGTGCTGGTAAGGGAATATTTGGTAAACGTGCTAACAATGGTGTTGTTGGAGGTTTATTATTTTATTTCTCAAGTACAGGTTTAACTCCAAGATTGCTTGCTGACATTGGTGGTAGTTGGGGTGTTGATATAACGGCATCTTCTGGATTTACATTGGGGCAATGGAATCATTTTGCTACTGTTCGCAATAGCAATACTTGGACAATTTACATTAACGGCACTTCTGTTGGTAGCGCAACTAACTCAGGAACTGTTGCTGACAATTCTGCGGCTTTCACAATAATGGCTGAATCTGCGGCTGCAAGTGAAGGAACAACGCTAGGCTACATTTCAAATTTCAGGGTGGTTAAGGGAACTGCTGTTTATACAAGCGCATTTACTCCAAGCACAACACCCCTGACAGCAATCACAAACACATCTTTATTGACTTGCCAGAGCAATCGATTTATTGACAATAGCTCAAGCCCTAAAACACTCACAGTAAATGGAAACACAAGCGTTCAACGCTTTAACCCATTTGGTACTTCTACCGCCTACTCCACAAGCGTGATTGGTGGGTCAGGGTACTTTGATGGTAGTGGGGATTATCTTGTTCCAAGTTCAAACACACCAATGGATTTTGGAACAGGAACATTCACAATTGAGTGTTGGGTTTATACAGGCGATAAGAGTATTTCTGGTGGTGCATCACGCACAATAATTGGCAATAGTGGTAATTCATACACTATGCAACTTTATATTGACACATCTGTTGGTAAGGTTGTGTTTGGAAATACTGGCTCAACAAACTTACAAGGTACTAGCACCATTTCAAATAGTGCTTGGCATCATATTGTTGTTGTTCGTTCTGGTACTGGCTCAAATCAAACAGCACTTTTTGTCGATGGCACTAGAGAAGCATTAGGGACTAACTCGCAGAACTACACAAGTGGCACAATTTATTTAGGTGCTTTTGGTACATCTGATGGATTCTGGAATGGTTACATTTCCAACTTGCGAATTGTCAAAGGTACAGCAGTTTATGACCCAACTGTTTCAACGCTAACTGTTCCTACTGCACCATTAACAGCAATTACAAATACATCTTTGTTGACTAACTTTACCAATGGCGCAATCTTTGACAACGCCATGATGAACGACTTAGAAACTGTGGGTAATGCACAGATTTCTACAAGTGTTAAGAATTTTGGAACAGGCTCTTTAGCGTTTGATGGTACAGGGGATTATTTAAAAGCACCAGACTCGCCAGTTTTTAATTTAGGAAGCGGAAACTGGACAATAGAATCTTGGATTTACCTTAACAGCGCAAAAAACTACAATGGGTTTTATGGCAAGAGGCAAGCAGGCCAGTTTGGGTTAGCACTACAAATTGACAGTAGTGGTGTGTTATCTATATCCGCATCCATAACTGGTTCTAGTTGGGCTTTAGGTGGCGCATCATTAGGTAGTGGTTACACAACTGGCGCATGGATGCACGTTGCTGTAACTCGTTCTGGAACAACCATTACAGGATGGCTCAACGGCTCAAGCACAGGAACACAAACACTTACTGGTGCTATTTTCCCATCTATTGGTTATCCAGCGGTAATAGGTTCAGCATTTGATACTGGAAGCGCACAGGATTTAAATGGCTACATGGATGATTTTCGCCTCACCAATGGCTTCTGCCGATACACAACGACATTCACGCCTCCAACATCAGCACTCTCAGATACAGGCCCATATTAAGGAACATCATGCAAATTGCAATCTTAACTAGCCCCATTACAGTTGGCGATTATCGTGAACTGTTTAGCAATACATCATTTAACGCTAACGGCCCAAGTGATGAATTCTTGACTGCCAACAATGCCAAGAAGGTCAATGCCTTTAAAGCCCATGACAGCCTGACTCAGAAGTTGGTTTCATGCTCTGCCTATGACGATGGTGAATTCGTTTCTGTCGTTCAAGTGGCTGACATGAGTGCTGAAGAAATCCAAGCAGCCAAAGATTCTGCAATGGCACAACTGAGAGCCACACGCAATGCTTTATTGCTTGCTTGTGATTGGACTCAGATTGCTGATTGCACCATTCCTAAGAAAACTGAGTGGGCAACATACCGCCAAACATTGAGAGACTTTCCATCGACTATTTCTGATGCAAGGGCGAATATCACTTGGCCTCATAATCCTGATTGGGTTGAGCGTACTATTTAAGGTGAATTATGAGCGATGTAAGCCATGAGCAAATCTATGAGCGACTACTAGCTGTAGAGTCCAAAGTAGACAACATAGAGAAGAATACAGAACACGTAATCAAAGCCTTTAACGCTGCTTCAGGTGCTTTCCTAGTACTTGAATGGATCGCTAAAGCTGTGAAACCTATCATTATTATAGGTGCTTTCTTCGGGGCTATTTATTTAGCTATTGACAATCGTTTTAATGGAGTTAAGTAATCATGAATAATTTACCTACACGTGGTCAGAGAACAGCTAAGAACAAGATGAAGAAGGTTATGGGTGAGTACAAAGGTGGTACTCTCCACAGCGGTAAAGGTGGCCCTGTGGTGAAGTCTCGTGACCAAGCAGTTGCTATTGCTATGTCAGAAGCAAATAAAGCTAAAAAGAAGTCTAAAAAGTATTGACATTAACACTAAAGTGTGTTATTATAGTATACAAGATATAAGGAATATTAATGGCTACGACTTATTTACAGTTGGTCAATAACGTATTGATACGGTTAAGAGAGACTGAAGTATCGTCAGTTGGAGATACTCCTTATAGTTCTTTGATTGGTGTATTCGTTAATGATGCTAAGAGAGAGATTGAGGATGCTCACGAGTGGAATGTCCTGACAACTACCATTGTACTTCCAACAGTGGCAGATACTCGTAACTATACATTGACAGGTTCAGGTCAAAGGTTCCGTACTGTAGATGTCTTAAATGATACTCAAGACATCCCAATGCGATCAGTACCAACTAACTGGATGAATAGACAGTACTTCTTAGGAACTGTGCAGGGTGCAGCTCCTACGTATTATAACTACAGTGGTATTGATGGTGATGATACTCAGGTGGATGTATGGCCTCGTCCTGATGGCATATATTCATTGAGGTTTGAGTTAGTTATTCCTCAGACTGACTTAACAGCCAATGCTGATACTTTAAAGGTTCCAGCACACCTAGTACAGATGTTAGCCTACGCTAAAGCTGTTGGTGAACGAGGTGAAGATGGAGGTACATCCTTCAGTGAGATTTATCAGCAGTATCGCTTAGCCTTAGCAGATGCTATTGCTATTGAGCGTAACAGATACGATGATGAAACTACTTGGGTTGATGTCTGATGGTAGCTAAAATCTTAACCACTACTGTAGCAGCTCCCGGCTTCATGGGGCTGAATACACAGGATAGTTCAGTCTCTCTTGAGGCTGGCTATGCTACTGTGGCTAATAACTGTGTCATTGATAAGTTTGGTCGTATTGGTGCTCGTAAGGGATGGACTACCTCTCACGCATATAACAGTGATTTAGATGTTGCTGATATTAAAGCTCTTGGTGAGTTAATTGACAATGCTGGTAACTCATACATCATTGCTGCTGGTAACAATAAACTATTTAAGCTTGTAGGTACTACACTATCATTGTTAACCTACGGAGGTGGCGGCAGTGCCCCTACCATTACAGACAGTAACTGGCAGATGGCTCCGTTGAATGGTGTCCTATATCTATATCAAGCTGGACATGATCCTTTAGTGTTTGACCCTGCAGTCAGTGCAACTACATTTAAGCGTGTATCTGAGAAGACTGGCTATGTAGCTACAGTGTCCAGTAACAATACAGTTATCAGTGCCTATGGTCGTACATGGTCAGCTAATAATGCAACAGTTAAGAGTACTATTCAGTTCTCAGACTTACTATCAGGTCATGTCTTAAGTACAGGTACAGCTGGTACATTGGATGTATCTCAGGTGTGGCCTAATGGTGCAGATGAGATTATATCCTTAGCTGCTCACAATAACTTCTTAATTGTCTTTGGACGTAGACAGATTCTTATCTACTCCAATGCTACAGACCCTAACAATCTTACATTGTCAGATGCCATTACAGGTATTGGCTGTGTAGCCAGAGACTCAGTAGTAGCCACAGGTGGTGACATTATCTTCTTGTCTGACTCCGGTGTACGTTCATTGATGCGTACCATTCAAGAGAAGTCAGCACCAATGAGAGATATTAGTGCCAATGTACGTGATGACTTAGTGTTGGAGATTAGTGGAGAGACTGCAGCTGGTATCAAGGCTGTGTACTCAGATAAGGAAGCCTTCTATCTATTGTCTCTACCAGTACGTCAATTAGTGTATT